CCAGCACCACTTTGCCAGCCACCGCAATTTTGATATAGATAATCTCAAGGGTGGATTTGGTGTCAGTGTGGTCAGCAGGTTTGTAGCTGCCAGTGTCGCTCTTTTTGGGCAGGGTGCGCACGTTGACTTTGACGGCCTCACTCTTAATTTCCCCGGTACCTGCATCATACTGCTCATTGGAGCCTCTGATTTCCAGATCATGGGCCTTCATGGCCAGCAGTTTGGTCACATCCTCATTGAGAGTGCGCCAATTGATTTCCAGCTCCATGCTGGCGGTGTGGCCCGGGGTGGGCATTTCAATCTCACCGCCGATACCAGCGCCGGACAGGGTAGCAGTCTTATACTCGATGCTAGGCAGGGTGATGTCTGCCATGCCCAGCTTGCGGCCACCAGCGATAAAGACTTCAAAGTTGATGAGTTTATCGCGCACAATGTTAATGTTTCCCATTGCTTTCTCCTTTCATCACGCGAACAGGGTGGAGATATAATCCGGGTCATACTCCTGCACGAAATGAATCTCACGGGCAGGAGACGGCGGGGTGATGTAGACATGGAAGTAGATAATGCCATCCATCAGGCCGGTGGTGGTATTTTCATCATCGCGGAATTCTACACGCCCGCCCAGGAGGGCACCTTTCGCCGTGAGGCCGTTCAGCCAGATGGTAGCGCTGTCCACGACGGTCTCAATGAACCTCTTGTTCGTGGGGTCATCAATCTTGCTCCAGAAGGTGGTGATCAGCGTGTTGTTAACCCAGTTGAACATACGGCGGATAGGAATGAAGTTGTCCTTCACATCAGTGTTGGAGGGGTAGGCCGTGGTACGGTTGCCCCAGGACTTCCAGCCACCAATGAAATTCAGCGCTGTTACTACACCCTGCCCGTTGAGGTAGGCGGCCTGGGCATTATTCAAGTAGATTTCCGTACCATCTGCCAGGCAAGCGCCATTGGCCTGCAGGGACTTGTTAGACGGGGAATAATACGGGATATCGTCGTGCCGCGCGTCGGTGTAGTTCATCACACTGGCCAGCTGGGTAGACAGGTGGAAAACTTCATCGCCCTGCTTCAAGAGAGGCCAGCAGAGAATGCAGTCCTTGTCAGCGCCGATGTTGGTATTCTTCCATTCGCTGGCGGCGGTGTAAGTCTTCACCGTCTCAGTGGGAATGTCGCAGATGGAAATGGCGTTGAAGTGACCACAGATGTTATGCTCTTTGGCCTTCATCACTGCTGCCACGTTGACATTGCTGCTCCAGCCGGGGGCAATGATGATACCCGGCACAAGGCCAAAGCGGGGATAGATTTCGTCGATCAGCTCCAGGCCTTCTGCCTTGTTTGTCGCAATGTCGATACCGCCGATGATATCGGCAGGCACCACGGTGGTGGGGGTCAGTTTCGTGTAGGAAACGTACACTTTGGAAGCGCTTGCGATCGCGCCGCCGGAGAGGGCCGTGATGATGAGATTACCGTCATCGTCATGGGCGGCGGTGTAGTCGGTGTCTGCCACCAGCTCTTCACCGTCGGTGGTGGCGTAAACCTTGATACCTTCCAGCAGGGCGGGGTCTGTGATGGTGCCCACCTTGTCGGTGAGATCGCACTCTGCCTGGGTTACGGCTACTTTGTGGCTGTCCTTGTCCAGGACGTTCACCAACACGATGGGAGCCATATTGAACAAGGCAAAATGGGTCTTCATCACTTCGCAGAGAGTGTATTTGTCCCATTCATCAGAATAGCCAAAGGCTGCCACTGCTTCCTTGTAGGTGTAGCAGAGCACAGGAGTGTTTACCGCTGCCGGGTCGCTTGCCAGGTGTACCGGGGCCGTACCGAAAGCGATAATCAGGCCGCTGTCAGTCTGGGTCATAGGCACCAGGCTGGTGGCCACTTCGTCGCCGTAAATACCATGCTTATAAGACATATTTTTCTCCTTCCTCTTACTGCTTCATTTCCTTGTATGCCAGGTTGATGGGGGTGCCCTTCTTCTGGATATCCGCCATAGCCTGGGTTGCTGCCGCCACGGGAACAAAGAGCCGGTTGATGGTCTTGAATTCTGCCTGCAAGGACAGAATCAGTTCAGCAGGCTCCTGCTTGTAAACCGTATAGGTCTTCAAACCTTTGGAAAGGACGTTAGGGCCGAGATACATAACAGGTGCTTCCGCCTGCTGCACCTCCTGCTTTTCCTGAGCAGGCGCTTTTACTTCCTGCTCTTTGACTTCCTGTTTTTTGCTCATGAGATATACTCCTCCATAATCTTGTACCAGTCTGCTTCCATGTGCTGATCCGGCTGGCCCACCTGATACCTCAGGGTTGCATAGCCAAACCAAAAGGGAATGGGCTGGGCTTCAATGGTCTCAAACTTCGCGGGAAGGGTAAGGCGGAAGCGATTGTCCAATATGCGGAAAATCAGCAGGCGCTGCCGTACCCGCTCCATGATTGAAAGCAAGTCCTGCCACGCGCCCGGGCCTCTGCCGTCTGCTCCTTCCCCATCTGTCCCCTGCCCGTCTTCACCGTAAATGCCAAAGGTGAGGCCTATGACAGCTTCTGAGCCGTCTTCTGTATCCTCTGTACCTTGCCAGCTTACGATTACCAGCGGGTAATAGGTGTCGTTCTCGAATTGTTCATCAGGGATATGCTGAGTATAGACAGAGACGTTTTTGTCTTCCTGTCCCTCAGCCTTCATTTTGTAGTCCTTCACGGCTTCTTTTACTTCTGCCGTGACGGCCTGTACCAATCTTGCCGGGGTCATCTTCTATAGCCCATAAGGAAGGCTCTCACCTCTCTATCCAGTTCCTTACTCAGCCGCTCCTGCGCCTTAGTCTCTACAAACTCACGCACAGAGGGGCTTTCCAGCATTTGCGGGGTCGATGGGCCGGACAGCTTGGCAATAGGAAGGCTGCTGCTTCCTGCCGTGCGCCGGAACACGCCCACATGGCCAGACTTCATCTTAGCCAGGAAGGCATGGGCAATGGTGCCACCCTCCCCCTTCACCACTTGACTGTAAAGATAATTCCCCCGTGGGGGCCGTCTCTTCGGCACAGCCGTGGGCTTATGCTTGAAATATGCCAGGTCATTCACCCGCCCCCGCGAGGTCAGCAAAGCGCCGCCCCCTTGGAAAGATACCTTCATGGTTCTCGTGATGTAGGTGGGTTTGATGGTATAGCGCTCTTTTGCTTTTTGGGTTGCGTCCTTCTTGGCTCCCCGGATACTTTTGCGGATCGCCGTATTGGCCGCCTTCTGAGCCGCCCCCGGCAGCCCCCGCAATAATTCTTGAGCCTTTGCGATTTCGCTGGCATCTATTTCAATCATGCAAATGCGCCGCCTCTCATGCGATAGGCCCCCAGTTCGATGGTCAGCATGCCCATATCTTCAGTGCATTTATCCACCACATAGCGCTTGCCGTCCATGCGGAACGGAGTGCCTTCTGCAGGAATTTTGCTAAGGTCTGAGGTTTTCACGCAGACAGTGACATAATCGCCATGAAGGCCTTCCGGGGTGCGTTTGCCGCCCTGTACATTGGCCTTCCTGTCCCCGGTCAGGTCCCCAGAGACTACACAAATACATTCCTTGCCTTCAAGGGTGTGGGTCTCCCCGAATTCGTCCGGGTTGAGGAAGACGGCAGAAATATCTGCCGCCACCATATCCTTGAAAGACATTACCCCAGCCTTACGCTGGCGTAGGCAGTGCTGACAGTATCGGCAGTGGCAGGCTTGGCAATGACGCTGTAGCCAACAAAGGTATTGCTGGAAGACGTGGCGGTGACCACCTCGTTAGTGCCATCCCAGTACACCTTCTCACCCTGCTTGATTTCGCCGGCCCCGGCAGGCATCTTAAAGGTGCCCGTCAATGTGACAGTGCCGGTCTTCCCGGCGGGAATATCCTCAAGGGCTACGCCCACTCTATCTTCCAGAGGTACAACGTCCATGTAGCCCACATCAGAAGATGCAGTGAAGTCGATATTATCGCCTTTCTGCGAGTAGATTGCTTTTGCCATGTTTTCTTCCTCCTGTTCCTTAGCTGATAACACTCTTCTGGATTCCGCGATAGTCAAGCAGGTTCACGCCCACATCGTGGTAAATGCGCCACTTGATACCCAGGGTGTCAAACTGCACGGCGCTCTCCATGGTGGGGGTCTCGTTGCCGTTCAGGCTGGTGACTTCCACGGTAGGAATGAGCCCCGGAGCTGCCACAAGGTAGAATTCGTTTGCCGTAGCCAGCTCAGGGTCAGCCACCACAGACAGCTTGTTTGCAAAGGGGTTCACGGTGGCATTGTTCTTGCTGGGATCCACTACGGAATGAATCAGCTGGGCCGCCGTAACCTCCATCTCCACGGGCACAAGGATATAGGCAGGCTGGATATTCAAGAATTCCTTGCCGCCGATATTCTTCTGCTTGGCCATAGCCGCCTTGATGGTGCCCAGGCCTGCCACGGTGAGGGCTGCGCTCTGCAGATTGCCGTGGCCTGCATGGAAAAGGGTCTTGCCTTCAATGACGGGGTTGTCTTTCAGCAGCTTGTAGACCATCTGGTTAATCATGCGGCGGCAGGCAGCGCCATAGATAGAGGGCAGGGTTTTCAGTGCGCCCAGGTCATCATTGATGATGGCCTGCCGAGTGAGGCTGAAAGTCTTGCCATAGGTGGCAATGGAGGTCTTTACAGAGTTCTCCGTGAGGTCGCCATGCTTGAATTCACCGTTCTCGTTCACTTTCTCAAGTGTATCGGCTTCACTCAGGCGATAGCGGGTAGCGTCCTTGAAGTCGGAATTGCTGCCCTTGGCAGTCCAATACTGATAGGTGGTAGGCGCTGCCTGGTAGGCCTGAGCCATGGACTTGTTGGCCACATTGGAGAGGATACCGGGGAAAGCGCCGGTGCCGGTCAAGGCATCACGCACAAGGTCTTCATCCTTCATGCGGCCGGTGCTCTTGCCAATCTCGCGCTCGATGCACTCTGCAGCCAGGCGAAGCATACGCTTGCCCTGGAATTCATCAGCACCGGCAGCAGGCTTCTCGATGGCAAGGCCCGCCCTCATGGCAAGGCCATCAATAGCAGCGGAACGGAATTTGTCCATTTCGTCTGCCTGTACGTTTACCTGCTGGGGCTTGCGCTCATTGGCCAGCTGTTCCAGCACGGCGGCGCGGGCAGCTTCCACAGTGGTGCCTTCCTCGATGAATTTCGCAGAATCAATGCCAAACTGACGGCAAAGGCTGTCGATTTCCTTCGCACGCTGGCGCTCAGCCTGTACGGCGGCAGCCTTTACCTCTTCCTCATTCACCTGGGGCACGGCCTTAATCTCCGGCTCTGCCTGAGGGGTGTTTTTCTCTTTGTCCATTTTCACATCTCCATTTCTTTCTTCAGGATCATCGTCCAAACTTCTTCCTACGCCTACGGTGGGGTCAGCAGGTACGGAAACAATCGATAGTTCGTAGGGTGTCCAATGCGTGGCAATGCAGCAGGGGCCTTCAAAACGCCCATCCTCGCTCTTTTTGCCCTCTTGCACGTCTTCCCATTCGTCCACCATGTAGCCCACGGATACGCCCTTGAGGGTGCCGCTCTTGACTTTCTGGTAGATTCTTTCGCTTTCATCGTCATCGTCAAACTGAACCACCGCCCTCAGCTTGTGCTCTTCTGCATCCAGCTCTACGGAAAGGATTTTTCCCATAACACTGTTAGGGTTATGGTTGAAAAGCATCACACCAATCTCCTGCAGGCGGGTCAGGTCAATGGCTTCTGCTTCATGGAGCAGGATTTCATTGCCAAACCACCTTTCATAGGGTTCCTCGCTGGAAAGAGACAGGTTAAAGGTGCGGCTTTCCTTCTCTTCCCCGGCCTCACGGCAGGAGATTTCCCCGTTAAATGCGCGGCTCATTGGCTCATTCTTGTTCCTGGTCTTCGCTTTCGGTTCCATCGTCTTCCTCCTCACTTTCTTCCTCGCCGCCCCCGGCGGCATTCGCATGGTTGCTTAAAGCTGCCTGAACGGTGATAGGCGTATGAATTGCCAGGGTAAGGCCCATAGCCTCTGCCGTTTCCTTCTCCAGTGCCATCTGTTCAAGCTGTTCGCGCCAATCGTAACCACGTTCTGCACACCACTGGGCAAGGGTTTTGCCCCCGTTCTGCAGGGCTATGATATCGGCATTGACTTCCTTGCTGGGGTCTATCCACGCCCAGCCGGGTGTCACCCAATCGCAGGCCTGATACTTCTCCCTGTTCTCGTAGTAATCAGGGATTTGCAAGAGGCCAGCCATCACGCACAAATCCAGCCATTCCCGATAGACGGGAGCACACAGGTGTTCTGCCAGATAGCGCTGCATAGGCTCAAAGGTCTTGCGGTCTTCAAGCATGCCCTGCCGTGCGCTGGAAAAGCTGGCTTTGTCGAAGTCCCGGCTCATGAGTTCATAGCTCATGCCCAGGCCCGCCCCCGCCAATCGCTCCTGGATAGCAACATAATCCCTCGCGTTGGCCATGCCACGGGAAGGGTTGGCAGTTTCCACCTTCTCCCCGGGTGCCAGGTATTTGATCATACCGGGCCGCAAGGATTGCAGCTTCTTGTTTTCCGGGTCTTTGGTGTTGCCGATACGGCCAATTTTGCCAGCCGTGCCGTCCTGAGTGGTGATAAAGACGGAAAAACAGGCGGCGATTCTTGCCGCCACGGTCTCTGCATCAAGATAATCCTGTGTATCTTTGAGCCGCTTGATGATGGGGGCTAAATCTGAGATTCCACGGATTTGGTCAGGCTGTTTCCGCGTCCACAGGTGGATTATTTCCCCTGCCGGAATGCGGTCTGGGTCATACTGGATAAAGCCATCAGGGCTTTTCTTGTCTATCCAGTAAGCCACCGGCCTCAGATAGTTGTCCAATTCCACGCCGGAACGGATAACATTGCCCGTTTTTGGGGCTGTAATCATGTACTGGCTCAGCAGGTCAGACTTGATTATCTGCAGCCTAAGGGGGAATTTACCCCGGCGGTTCACGGTTTTCTTGATGAAAATCTCC